TGAGCTACTCGGAGCAGCAGCGGCGCGGCCAGATCGGCGGCTCGACCCAGGCGACCGTCCGGATCCGCTACGTCGAGGGCCTTCGCGGGAACTGGCGGCTGCGGTGGGTGAGCCGTGGCGACCGGCTCCTCTACATCTCCGCGGTCGTCGAGAAGGGCGCCCGCGAGGAGCACGAGCTGACCGTCGAGGAACAGGCGACATGATCGCGCTCAACTGGCGGGGCATGTCGGGCCAGGTAGGGGCGCTCATGGCCCGCTATGACGAGCTGCCGCGGCACATCGCCAAGAAGCATTTGGGCGCGGCGATGAAGCGGGCCTTGAAGACCGGCGTTCCGGTCCTGCGGAAAAACACCCCGAAGAGGAAGAAGACGCTCCGGGCGTCGGCGGTCACCCGCGACACCCGCGGCCGGTTCACGAAGGGCTCCGGCAAGATCAAGAACATCGCCGGAGCCCTGCGGCGGGCGGCGACCGTCAACTCGAAATACGTCGGCCGCAACGCGGATGGATTCGTGATCGGCAGGCTGGGCTACAAGTACGGCACCGAAAGCCGGAAGGCGATCTGGCTGGAGTTCGGGACGACCCAGATCGAGCCCCGAAAGATCATGGATCGGACCTACGCCCAGGTGAAACAGCCGGCGTCGAAGATGCTCGTCGGCGAGATGCGAAAGGCTCTCAACAAGGCATGCGCAGAACTGGCCGCCGGGAAGAACCCTGGCGGCGCCCCCGGCTTCCGCCGCAAGAGGTGACCCCCCCATGCCGATCCCCACGAACTACACCGAGGGCTGGCTCCGCGACACGATCGAGGCCGCGGCCGGCTGCCCGGCCTACCCGCTGGCCGTCCCCGAGGGCGTCCTGCCGCCGTTCGTGATGTACGGCCAGGCGGGGCAGGAGGACCTCCAGACCCTCGACGAGGGATTCGGCTCCGTGACCCTGGTGCAGGGCACCTATTCCGTCTCGATCTGCGCCGACGGCTACCTCCAGGCGAAGCAGCTCGCCCGGGGGATCCGGGCCGCGCTCCGAAACTTTACCGGCCTCGTCGGCGACTTGAAGATTCACGAGTCGGCGATCACCGGCCAGCAGGACGGCGACGCGGTGTTCCTCGAAGGCCGCGACGTCCCGACCTACATCGTCGAACAGACATACGCGATCACCTGGGAGGAGTAGACCATGTCCAATCCCGCAACCTGGATCAGCTCGCAGGGGACGACGTTTTCGTTCGCCGGCGCGACCTTCAAGTGCATCGACATCAGCCAGGAGGGCTCGGCCCCGAGCCGCGAGCGGGTGGACCTCTCGACGCTCGACCTCGCCGACGGCAGCGAGAAGGTCTACGCCAACGCCCCGCTGAAGGAGCCGGCCGACCCGAAGAAGGTGACGATCCAGTTCCGGGCCTACGGGACGGCCACCGGCCCGACCGAGGGTGCCGAGGGCACGCTCACCACGACCGGCGGCAGCGGGACCTACCGGTGCACGGCGTCGAGCATCAGCCGAAAGACCGGCGCGTTCGTCGAGGGCTCGGCCACGTTCGAGCAGGTCCTGTCCTGATCCGGGGGTGATCCGTGCCCCTGCCCCCGAGTAGCCATCCGTGCATCGTCACCTTCGCCGGCGTCCAGATCGGCGCGCTGACCGGGTTTGACTCGGAGGCCGCAGCCGGTCAACTCCAGGACGTCACCCACGGTGACAGCCAGGTGGTCGGCTACGGAGAGGCCTCGCGGGTCCTGAAGGAATGGGACTGTACCTCGATCGAATCGGCGACGGCGTCCTTCCAGTTCTGGGGGCCGCCGTCGTTCGCGATCACGGACGTCGGGATGCGCGGGCTGCTCACGTTTTCGGCCCCCGGGAACACCTACTCCGGAGAGGCGATCCTCACCCGCTGGAGTCATTCCGGCAGGAAGGGGGAGTTCGCCACCGGCTCCTGCTCGTTCCAGCTCACAGGAAGGCGATGACATGACGACGATCACGACGTTCGACGATCTCCTCGCGCTCGGTGCCACCGGCGACCCGATGCCCTACTTCTGCAAGGCGTGGAAGCGGACGGTCCTCATCAAAGACCCGACCGCCGAAGACCTCGACATCTGGCGGATGTACTGCAACCGGAACAAGGCGGCCGACGCCCCGTTCTCCGCGCGGCTGCTCCAGATCATGCTCGTCAACGAGAAGGGCGAGCCGATCATCCCGCCGGGCGACGAGGGCCTCGACGCCGTGGCGATGATGCCGGCCGCCGGCGTGGCCGAGGTGGCCGAGGCGGCGATGAAGCTCATGGCCGGGCCGACCGAGGACGAGGTCGAGGAACTGGAAAAAAACTCCGACGCCAGCCGCTCGAGCTGATGCTCTACCGGCTGGCTCTGGAGGCGGGCGAGATCAACGTCGAGGAGGAACTGAAACCACGGATCAAGCGGTCACAACTGGCGCGGTGGGCGGCCTACTACCGGGTCGAGCCGTGGGGCAACCCGTGGCGCCGGGCGGGTCGGATGACCGCCCTGATCCGGGCGGCGCTCGGGTGCCGGTATGACCGGGGCGACGAGGAGCGGTTCCTGCCCAGTTATCGCGAGGGAGACGAAAGCCGGCCGGCGGTGCCGCAGACGGACGAGGAGATCGAGGCGGCTCTGGCCGCCCTGCCCGGGCTGACGAGGGAGCGGAAATGGCGGACATCGGCAAGGTACGCGCAGTATTCACGGCCTCGACGAGCGGGCTCGTCTCGGGCGTGAATCAGGCCGTCGGCAGCATGTCGAAGATGGAGGCCGCGGTCGGCAGTCTCCGGAGCGGAATGACCGCGCTCGTCGCGATCCAGGGGGCCCAGCTCTTCGCTTCGGTCGCCGGGGCTGTGTCCCGCGGCGTGTCGTCGATGGTCTCCTACGGGCAGGCCCAGGCCGAGGTGATCGACCAGCAGAGCAAGCTCGCGGCCCGGCTCGGGATGACGCTCGGGGAGTTCTCCGGGCTCGCCCTCGCCGGCGACCTGGCCGGGGTCAGTATGGAGACGATCGCGAAGGCCGCGACGAAGGCCGACATCATGTTCGTCAAGGCGTCGCAGGGCTCGAAGGTGGCCCAGGCGGCCTTCGCCGGGCTCGGCCTTTCGGTGGACCAGCTCGGGGGCCTGTCGGCCTCGGAGCGGTTCGACGCGATCGCGGCGGCGATCGCAAAGCTGCCGACCGAGGCCCAGCGGGCGGCGGCGGCCGTCCAGGTCTTCGGCAAGTCGGGCGTCGATCTGCTCCCGCTCTTTTCCCAGGGGGCCGAGGGGATCGCCCAGGCCCGCGAGCAGGCCGAGCGGCTGGGGCTGACGCTGACCAACGCCCAGGGGCAGGACGTCGAGGCGATGAACGACGCCTTCACGATGGCCGGCAAGGCGATCGAGGGCGTCGTGAACCAGGTCGTCGCCTACCTGTCCCCGGCCGTGAAGGAGGTCGCCGACACGTTTACGAACCTGGTCGGCTCGATGGGCGGCGCGAACCTCGGCCAGGCGATCGGCGACGGGATCCTCCAGGGGGCGCGGTTCCTCGCCGGGATCGGCGACTGGCTGATCTCCAACCTGTCGAGCGTCTGGGAGTACGTCTCCCAGGTGGGCGGGCAGTGGGGATCCGTGGCCGACGCGATGAATCGGATCGCCGGCTTCCTGTCGGGCGTGTTCAACGCCGCTGAGGCCGGGCTCGGTGTTGTCGTCCTCGGGTTCGGGGCGGTCGTCGAGGGGATCGCGCGGCTCCTCCGGGCCGGCGGGCGGTTCCTCGGTCTCGACACGTCCGGGCTCGACGCCTACGTCGAAGGGGCGAAGGCATTCAACGCGGAGATCACGAAGGGCATCGACCAGAACATCGCCGACTCGAAGGCCGGCTTCGAGCGGGCGTTTGGCGAATCGGCCGCGCCCGTCGGCGCCGCCGTCGCCGGGCCGCTGACGACGGCCCTCGACGGGGCGATCGCCCGGGCCGAGCAGTCGGCCGCGCAGGTGGACACGGCCTCGAGGGCGACGCCCCCGGCGGCGGCCCCGGCGGCCGAGCTGCGGAACGATCAGGCCCTGAAGGGCATCGACTCGCGATCCCAGGAGGGGATCTCGGAGATGTTCCGTCTCATGCGGGGCGGCACGGAAGACGTCCAGGAAAAGCAACTCTCCGTCCTCGAGCAGATCCGCGACGGCCTGGGCGGCCAAGACGACGAGTACCCGTTCGCTCTGGAGGGTGGCTAATGGCTGTCGTCTCCGTTCAGTGGCTCCCCTCCGGGGGCCTCTCCGGAAAACTCGGCGAATCCTACCGGCCCACGGAGAAGTGGCGGGTCCGCGTGGACAACCCGCGCACGTCGAAAATCGCGATCGCCAACTCTACCGGCCAGGGCTACGGCGTGGCGCACTGGGACTTCCCGGCCTGCAAGGCGATGGAGTTCTCCGTCGACCTGGCCGACGACGTCGGCATGCTCTGGATCGTGACCGTCCAGTTCTACGTCCCGCCGAACGGGAAGAAGATCAACGCCGCGACGGGCATCCCCGAGGACTTCTGGCAGGCGTCGGGCGGCACGACGAGCGTCCCGGCGTTCCGTGACCGCGATAACGATCTGATCGTCAACTCGGCCGGAGACCCGATCGAGGGCCTGTCCCGCGAACGCGAGGAGCGCGGCTGGGTCCTGACCAAGTTCTACGAAAACGATACCTGGATGCAGGACCGAAACACCTACTCCGGCTCGACCAACTCCGACCAGTGGGACGGCGAGCCGGCCGGGAAGTGGAAGGTCTCTTTGAAGTCGGCCGACGAGCGGCAGTCGCAGAAGCTCGACGAGAACGACGAGGAAGGGGCGGTGCAGAAGTACGTCGAGACGAAATGGGAGTTTCGGCTCGACCCCGACGGCTGGCAGTTGAAACCCTGGGATCTCGGCTTTCAGGAGAAGTGCGACTCCAGCGGCACGCCGTCCACCAGCGGCACGAAACGGAAGGTGATCGTCGGCCAGGACGGGAAGCCCGTGAAGCAGCCGGTCGCGTTGTCCAACGGCGTCGCGAAGGCCGTCGGCCAGGACCCCGAGGCGCTCACGTTCAACGTCTACCCGACGACGGCCTTCGGCGCGAAGTTCGGGACGCCGTCGATCGTCCCCGTCCCGCCGGGGCCCTGACGCATGGACCGGAAGGTTCGGTTTACCGAGGACGCCGCCCGCCGGGTCGCCGCGGCGACGCTCGCCTACGAGCGCAGCGGCCGCGATCAGCCGCCGATCCATTTCCGCCAGGGCGGCGACGACGGCGAGCCGATCAGGCTCGGGAAGACGACCGCGATCTGGAACAAGAATTCGACCGCCACGATCCAGCTCTGGGAGGGCGGGACGCCCGGATCGGAGACGCAGACCGGGACGCTCGCCGGCTGCGTCAACAAGTTCGCGAACGTGGCGAGCGGGAAATGGGTCGCCGTGGCCCGCGGCCCGCTGAACGGCTGGTACCTGATCGCGGCGGAGTGCTGATGCTCGACCTCCTCGCCCAGACCGATCCGCTCTCCGTCGGCGGCTGGCTGATCCTGCTCGTGGCGCTGGGCATGTACCCGGTCGGCATCCTGCTGCCCGGGTGCTGCGGGTGCAGCGGCTCACCCTGCGGCCAGTGCAGCGGCAATCTGCCAAACACCGTGACCGTGACGTTCGGCACGCTCGCGGACGAGATCGCCGGCCCGTACAACCATGAGGTTGAGTTCCTTTCCTGGTACGAAAGCCCGGCCCCGGCCGAGACCGGGCCGTCCTACGGCTACCCCGGGGCTTTCGGCTATCCCTACGGCTGGCCGTCGTCGCCGTCGCAGCCGATGGGCAGCGGGGCCGTGGCCCGGGTCACGACCACGGGCGGGGCGGTGTTCGGCACCGAGGGGGGCATCACAGGCGTCCAGCTCCTGTCGGGCGGCTCCGGCTACGCGGAACGAACCCGGGTGGCCCCGACGCTGACGATCACCGGCAGCGGCACCGGGGCGACGTTCACGCCCACGCTGTCGAGTATCGGCTCGCCGGCCGTCTGGTCGCTCGCGAGCGTGGCCGCCTCCGGCGGCACCGGCTACACCGACGGCGAGACGCTGACGATCACGGCGGCCGGCGGCGACACGGTCGTGAGCAAGGCCACCGCGACGCTCACGGCCAGGCGGCCGCCGACGATCACGGCCACGGCCGGCGGCACGACCGGCAGCGGCGCCACGCTCGCCGTTACGCTGGCCGAGTCGGGGGCGACGCCGAAGGCATGGGTTGTCGCCTCGATCTCCGTGACCAGCGGCGGCACCGGCTACAAGGCCGGCGACCCGGTGACGCTCGCGCACGAGGGCGACGTCGTCGTCTCCGGCAGCAAGGCGGCGACCGTCACGATCAGCGACGAGCGGACGACGCCCGGGTTCGCGGTCGATGCCACCGACGCCGGCGGCACCGGGGCGAAGTTCGCCTTCACCTACGTCTACGATCCGACGTTCAACGACTGGGAGCTGACCGCGATCACGGTCACCAACGGCGGCACCGGCTACACGGCGGCCGGCGCGGTGGTGCTGACGAAGACCGCCGACACCGAGGCGACGGGGAACGATGCGGAGTGGTCCGGGACGATCGCCCTCGACTACACGGTCTCCGGCGGCGCGATCACGGGGGTCTCCGGCTGGGGCGTCCCGTTGAACGGCCTCTATGGCTGGCGGCTGGCCGGCATCGTGAACGGGGTCACGTTCAACGGGGCGACGACCTACTACCGGCCGGGCGGGCCGGCCGTCGCCGTGACCGTGACCAACGGAGGCCAGTATTACAACGAAGACCCGAGCCTGCCGCCGCGCGTCGCGACGGTCTCCACTCGCGTCTACCCGGATCGGATGGGTCCGTTCCAGCCGCCGCTTGCGTCGCACGCGCTGATCCGGCCGACGATCGACACGAACACGGCGTCGGCCACGTTCGGCCAGATCACCGCCCTGACGATCGACGCGGCCGGGGCCGGCTATACCTCGAGGACGGCCTGGCTGGGGAAGCGATGTTGCCGGCCGCTGTATGACGGCAAAGCGTTTGTCCTCCAGCGGGCCACGCCGGGGGCCTTCGAGGAGCCCGACTGGTGCGTCTACGAGGGGCAATCGTGCAACGGCTGGGCGGGCCTCGGGGAGACATACCTCCGGCTCGTGATCCCGAATTTCGCGACGCCGCCCGAGCGGTCGGCGCAGGTGCCGACGGGCGCCGGTGGCACCGTCACCGTCCCGCGCGTCGCCCCGCGGCTGCCGTACCTGACCGCGAACACGTTCGGCCCACCCGCACCCTGCCGGATGTATTTCGAGTCGGCGACGCGGCTCACGGACTGCGAAACGCTGAGCCTGACGCTGGAGGCCGGCTCCACGGCGACCGCGACCGTCGTCGGCGGCGGCAGCTACGCGGCCGGCGACCCGACCAAGGTTTGCCTGAGCTGCTGCACGGCCGGGGCGCCGCTCGAGGTCTCCGCGACGCTCGCCTACATGGCACCGCCGGGGTCGCCGACGACGACCGCCGACGAGATCTGGAAATCGGAGTACGACTACTGGCAGGCGAACACCTACCCGGCGACCCCAGGCACCTACGCGCTCCAGTTCGGCTCCGTCTCGACCAACTTCGGCGGAGCGACGCAGACCCGCGGTTGGCGTTTTTTAAACCCGACGACCGGGCTCACGGTCGGGGTGGCGTACGGCGAGTGTGATCGCTGGTTCAACCAGTCCACGCGGTTCCCGGGAACCGTGAGCGAGGAACTGCTGAAGGACGTCTACCGGAATGCCTCCACGCGATACACGGGCCTCGTCCAGTGGGACGACCATGTCGGCGCCTGCGGCTCCGACTGCGACCGCAAATGTCTGTTGCTCGGGTTCTTTGACAGCCCCGGTCGGATGTCCGCGAGCGACTACCCGACCACGAGTACGCCGATCTCCGCGAACGGCACGACCGCCGACGCCGGCTATGAGTTGACGAGCGATTACTACACGACATCGGCCCACAACTCCAACGGCGACACGAAGGCCTTCGCCTTCAACACGTTCCCGCTGACGAAGGAACTGTGCGATCGCTGCCAGTCGAGCGTCTGTAGCCTTTCCGGGAAGACGTTCTCGATCGTGAAAAACTACGGCGGCCTCATCACCCCAGCATGGCGCGTGATCGCCACGCTCACTATTGCATGATCTGCGACTTTTCCCAATCCCTGATCTGCCCACGCTGCGGCTACCGCGCGCAGCATGCGAACACGTTCCGCAATTGCTCGCCGCCGCCGCGCCGCCCGCCGGTCATGATCGGCGACGCCGTGGAGCGGCTACTCGCGGCGGTCGGCCTGACGCCGGCCCGGATCGAGTGGTGGCTGGGCAAGCCCTGCGGATGCAGCGGCCGGAAGGCGTGGCTCAACCGGGCCGGGGTGGCGGTGCAAGAGTGGGTCTCCCGGGCCGTCGAGGCGGCGGCCCGGTTCTACGGCTTCGGGTGAACGGCACCGTGAGGGCGAACGATGCCACGGCTGGAAACGAGCCTCGACGACACCGACGACGACGACACGCCGGATGTCGGCATGTCTGACGACATTCAGTGGATGAGGAAACCAAAGGCCAAGGAGGGCCGGAAGAATGGCGATCGACCCGATGACCGAGGCCGCAAAGCGGCTCGTGGCCGAGCATCCAAACCACTCCGCCCGCGGGCTGGCAAGAATGCTCGTCGCCGAAAGTAAGGGGGCCCTGACGCTGGAGTCGGCCCGGACCAGGATCCGGGCGCAGTTCGGCCAGTCCGGCAGGAAGCGCGACCGGAAGTACGCCACGGCCCCGCGGCCGGCCCGCCAGCCCGGCCACCGGTTCGCGATGCCCGAGTCGAAGGTCGAGCCCTGGACCGTGCACGACCTGGGCGTCGTCGGGAAGGTCGGGATCCTCTCTGACATTCACGTTCCCTATCACGATCCGGTCGCGCTCGAGGCCGCGGTCGATCACCTGGGCGAGACCGGGATCGACGCGCTCGTCTTGAACGGCGACATCGCCGACTTCTACACGATCTCTCGGTGGACGAAGGACCCGCGGAAGCGCGACCTCCCCGGCGAGCTGGCCCAGATTCGCGAAATGCTCGGGTGGCTCCGGCAGTCGTTCCCGAAGATCCCGATCGTCTTCAAGACCGGGAACCACGAGGAGCGCTGGAAACACTGGCTCTGGCAACACGCCCCCGAGGTCTCGGCCGAGCCGGAGATGGGCCTCGGTGTCTGGCTCCACATCGAGCGGCACGGGATGACGCTCGTCGAGGATAAGCGGCCGATCATGCTCGGGAAGCTGCCGGTCCTCCACGGTCACGAGAAGGGGAAAGGGGTCAGCTCGCCGGTCAACCAGGCCCGCGGGGCATTCCTCCGGCTCCATCACACGGTCCTCGAGGGGCACGGCCACCGGACGAGCGCTCACTGCGAACCCGACATGTGGGGGAGAGAGGTCTTCTGTTGGTCAACCGGCTGCCTCTGCGATCTCCGGCCGGAATACTCGCGGTTCTCCAAATACAATCACGGCTTCGCGATCGTCGGGGTCCATGAAGACGGGCAGTTCGACGTCGAGAACCTTCGGATCACGGCCGGCGGGCGGGTCCGGTCGTCGTGAGCCCGTACATCCTGACCGACGCGGACCTCGACGAGGCCGAGCGGCAGGCCCGGCGGTTTCAAGGGGTCTGGTGGACTGGCACGAGCGGGGTGTTAGCGTCCTGGCTGTTTCACGCGGTGACCACGATCAGGGAGGAGCGAGCGATGAAGGATCCAAACCACCCGGGCTACCTCGGCCACGACGAGCTGCCGACGAAGGCCGAGGAACTGCTCGAGGTCGCGACCCGCACGGTCCGGCAGCGGCGCGGCACCTACGGCCCGCCGGCGGAACACTTCGCGAAGACGGTCGCGGCCGTGAATGCGATCTTCGGCCACAAGCTCCGCGAGCCGCTGACCGTCGCGGACTGGGCCCAGATCATGATCCTCGACAAGCTGGCCCGGCACCAGGGCAAGGCGAAGAGCGCCGATACGCCGGTGGACCTGGCCGGCTACGCGGCCTGCCTCGCGGAGGTCGAGTCGTGAGCCCGCTCCTGATCGCCGTCACCGGCGTGATCTACCTCGTCGTCGCCGCCGACCTCGTCTGCCACGGGAAGACGGGACTCGGGATCGCCTACCTCGGCTACGCCTTCGCGAACGTGGGCCTCTACCTGGCGGCCCGCTGACTGGACTCGGGCGCGGCCGCTGGCATGCTGGCCGGCGGTTCGGTTCCACTCACGCGAAAGGATTCGCCTATGAGGTTTCTTACGGTTTGCCTGTTCCTGCTCTGCTCCTCGGCCGCCGTCGGCCAGGATGTGATCGTGGCCCGTCCCCGGTCGGTCGTCGTGACCGCCCAGGACCACGCGGTCGTCCTCGCCCGGCGCGGGGCCCTCGTGCATTCGGGCTGCGGGCAGTGGGAGGGGATCGGCATGGGCTCGACGCCCCAGCGGGCCCGGGAGGCCTGTTGCTACTTCGGCCGCCGGCCGATCGTCGACGAGGGCGTCGCGTTCTCGCCGCTCACCCGGCGCTGGTATGCGGTGATTCGCTACCGCTGACCGGCCGCCTTGCCCCCGGGGGCTCGGCCCCCGGGGGCTCTGGCCGGCGGGAGAGGGCCTCGACGAGCAGCTCGCGGGGGTGCGGCGCCGCCCGGCCGAGGATCGCCCGGTCCCCGTAGGCGGCCTCGAAGACCGCCCGGGTGTTCCCGAGGTGGAGGTGCCCCGCCCCGCCCTGCTGGAGTTCGACGTCGGTCCCCGAGCCCCGGCGGATCCATTTCCAGGTCCCGGCCCGGATGCCGGCCTTCTCGACGAGCCGGCCGACCTGGTCGGTGAACGTCTCGTGGCTGGCCGGCCACGGGCAGACCAAGGCCCGCGGGCAGGCCGCCAGGGACGCCCGCAGGGCCTCTACGGTGGACGGCTGGAGCCGGCAGGCGATCACCCGGCCCGTCTTACTGGGCGACCAGACGATCGCCCCGTCGGCCCGGACGGCATCCACGGGCAGGGTGATCAGGTCGCCCCAGCGGAGGCCGGTGTCCCAGGCGACGCGGATCGCGAGGTCCCACCAGACGCTCCGGCGGAGGCCGCAGCGGTGCCAGCGCGGCAGGGCCCGGCAGGTCGCGAGGAGCTGCTCGACCTCGGCCTTCTCCCAGGCGACGACCGGCCGGCCCGGGACGCGGACGCTCCGGACCCGGCGGACCGGCGGCTCGCAGAGGCCGTCGTCGGCGGCCGCCCGCCACAGGGCGAGGATCTGGTTCTTCTTCGACCGGACGGTCTGCGGGGCCGCCGTGGCGGAGTAGTCGCGGAGGAACGCCGAGACACTCTGTTCGTCCAGCTCCTCGAGGCGGACGGGGCCGCCGGCCCAGCGCTCGAAGAGGTCGGCCGAGATCTGGTACTGGCGCAGGGTCCCGCGGCGGACGTCGCGCAGGAGCCCGTAATCGCGGGCATACGCCCCGAGCGTGGCAGGACCGGACCGGCGGAACATACGGCTACCCCGTGGCCCCCCCGTTCGGCCGCCTGCCGCTGGGGGGACGAACCGCGGAGCATCCCTACCGCCGGCGACCCGTCAACCACCCCGGAAAACCGGAACATCCGGCATTCGGCACCCTTGGTCGTTCGGTTCCGTAGAGCATCGGTCTACGGAACCGAAGGTTGAAGGTTCGAGCCCTTCCGGGTGTATTCGGTCGCAGTGAACCGTATGCGGCGGCGCCGCTCAAAGGCAAGCGGCGCCGCCGTTGATTCACCGGGCGGCCGGGATAACCTCGGAGGCATGAAGATGCCGGTGAAACTACCGCCGAACCGCCGCCTCGTCGGAACAGACGAGGCCGCCCAGGTCTACGGATGCACGGTATCGCACGTTCGCGGCATGGCCGGCCGTGGCGAGATCTGGTCGAAGCGGATCTCCGACCGCGTCTACGTCTATGACGCGGACGAGCTGGAGCGGCTGGCGAAAGAACGCGACAAGCTGCGGGCCGCCGGCAAGCTGTGCGGCCGCCGCCCGCGAGGCCGGAAAACGGCCTGAATTTCCGAGGAACGGAATCCGAAAAAACTCCTGTTGACGAATTGGAGATCGGGCGAATATATTCCCGCCCGTCGATCAGGAGAGCCGATCGTGAAACGACTCGATTGGAACGCTTGGATCGTCTGCCTGTCGCTCGTGCGACTGGGGCAGCAACTTGGAACGGATTCCAAACTCTCGCGAACGATCTTCGACCTCGCGGAGCTGTTGCTCACAATTTGGAGATGAGGAGAAAACGCATGGACGCTCAGCGAATGCCCGGCGACGCGGAGGCCGACGCGGCCTGCCGCGTGATGCAGGACCTCTACGGCCGCGATCTGCGGCTCGGTGATCCGGTGCAGTGGCGGCTCGACGAATGGACGCCGGGCACGACGGCAACGTCGATCGTCTGCGGCCGCCGGCACGGCCGGCTGATCGTGGACTATGCCGGCGAGCTGGTGGAGATCGAGCCCGACCAGATCCTCCCCTTCTGAAGGAGCGGCACGGATGCCAGTCACAAGCAGACGAGCGAGCCGGGAGGACACGGCGCTCCACCGGTCGCTGCACCGGGTAGACCACGCCGCCGCCCGCCGGGGGCGGATGGCTTTCCACATGGCCCGGGCGGCCTGGGCACCGCTGCGGCGGCTCGACGAGTTGCTCCGTGAGATCGACGCCCGCGGCGGCATGGGCCTGGCGGCCGGCCTGCTGATGCGGGCCAGGACAGCCCGCGACGAGGGCTGGCCCTACCTCACGGACGAGAGCGGGGAGGTGTGGAAATGAACACCGCGATCATCGGGATCTGGCTCATCGCCGCGTCGCTCGTCTGGCTGGCGAGCGTGATCGCGGTCGTCGTGATGGGGATCAGTTCGCACATGGAGGCCGGCCGCCGCAACGGATGCGGCGGTCGAGGATGCCGGAGGAGTGCCGGCGGGCAGGGATGCAACACCACGCCGCGGGGGGCGGAGACCGCCCGCGGCTTTTCCCCTGGATGGAAGGAGTGACGATGGCGATTTCGATTCGGAAGGCGAAGCGGTCCGCAACGAAGCTGCGTATCCTGCTGACGAGCCCCAGCGGGGGCGGGAAGACGTTCGGGGCCCTGCTCCTGGCGAAGGGGCTCGGCGGGCGGACGGTCGTGATCGACACCGAGGAGGGGTCGTCCGACCTGTACGACGAGCTGCACGAGTTCGACGTGATCGACCTGAAGCCGCCGTTCACGCCCGAGCGGTACGTCGAGGCGATCTCGGCGGCCGAGGCCGCCGGCTACGAGGTGATCGTGATCGACTCGGTCACGCACTGCTGGAGCGGCAAGGGTGGGTGCCTGGAGCTGGTGGACGACATCGCGAAGGCCCAGTTCCGCGGGAACACCTGGTCGGCCTTCTCGGTGATCACGCCGCGGTGGCGGGCGTTCGTCGATGCGATCCTCCGGTCCTCGGCTCACATCGTCTGCACCGGGCGGTCGAAGACCGAGACCGCCCAGGTCGAGGACCACGGGAAAAAGAAGGTCGCAAAACTCGGCATGAAGCTGGAGGCCCGCGACGGCCTCGAGTACGAGTTCACGACCGTGCTCGACCTGGTTCACGACGGGCACTACGCCACCGTGTCGAAGGACCGGACCGGGATCTTCTCTGGCGACCCGAAGCCGATCACGGTCGAGACCGGGAAGCGGTTGGCTGAGTGGCTCGCGGGGGCCGAGCCCGCCCCGGCCACAAAGCCACGGCCTGCCCAGCCGGCGAAGTCCGCCGAGGTCGCGGAGCCGGAGGACGCGCCGCCAACGGTGGCCGAGATCCTCGGCCACATCCGGGCCGCGAAGACCGTCAAGGCCCTCGGCCGCATGGGCGACCGGATCGAGGAGCTGACGAGCGAGGGGAACCTGGACGACCTCGAGGTCGCGGAACTGATGGGGGCGATCAACGCCCGGCACGAGGAGATCGAACCCACCACGCAGGAGACCGGCACCAATGGCTGATGCTTTCGACATGCTCGACGACACGTTCGAAGACGCCCCGCCGGCCGCCCGGGCCGAGCGGGATACCGTCCCCGAGGGGAACCACGCCTTCACGATCAAGGCGGCCGAGATCACGGACGGCCGGCTCTCCGTGACGCTCGTCCACGAGGACGCCCGGTATTACTGGGTGAAGGCGAACCCGCCGACGACCGCGAAGTCGTTCGCGACGATCGCCGGCTCGCTCGCCCGGGTCCTCGGGATGACCGGCGGCCAGCTCCGCGACGCGATCATCGACGGCGGCGACGGCGTCGTCGGCCGGCGGGTCGGCGCGAGGATCTGGCACAAGGCCGGCGACCGCGGCGGCCTGTTCGCGAACGTCGGCGAGTTCCACCAGCCGGAGCCCGAGGCGGCCCCGGCGAAGCCGGCCGCGAAGCCGCCCTCCAGGACGGCCACGAAGAAGGCCGACGCCGTCTCCCGGCCGCCGGAGGACGACATCCCGTTCTGATCCATCGCGGCCGCTCCCGGCCGCAGGGGCCCGCGCAGGCCCCAGGGAGGACGCCGCCGGCGGTCGTCTGAAACACCGGCAGCGGACCACGGGGAATGCTGAACTCCCTCCGGGGGCCCGCCGGCCGCCCCACGACACGGGGCACGAACAAGGAAGCACGGAGGACGGATGGACCTGTCGAAAGTGGATCTCTCGTCGATCATCGGCCGCCTGATGTCTTTTGGCGTCCCGCACGAGTACGCGGAGGCGGTCGAGCGGCTGCTCGCGAGTGCCGGCTACGCCCGCTCCGAGGTCGCGTACCTAAAGCAGCGGATCGAGTACCTCCTGGAACACGTTCCGGAGGAGATCCGGAACCCGCCGCCGCCGGCCCCGGCGGCGAGCTGCCGCAGCAAGTGGGAGTGAACATGGGCACCTTCATCGAATCCGACGCCGATCTGCCGCTGGTGGCGCTCTGCCGGCGGCCCCCGGCCCCGCCGCCGGTCGAGGCCGGGCTCGTGGCAGGGGCGGCCTGCCTGGCGAAAGCCGAGCGGGCAGGCTTCGACACCGGCGCCGCCCGGGCCGCGGTGCTCGAGCTGCTCGCGGACGGCCGGGCCCGCTCCGGCGAGGAGATCGTCGATCACTGCCAGCGGCTCGGCCTGGTGCCCCACGACGCGCGGGCCTTCGGGCCGGTGTTCGGGACGCTGGCCCGGCACGGGCGGATCGAGGCCGTCGGGTTCACGACCAGGCGGAAGGGACACGGGACGGCAGGGGCGCGGGTGTGGAGGGCGAAGGAGTGAGCGGAATCAGGATTTACGGCTGGGCCGGGCAGGGCTGGGCCGGGCACGGCGAGGCCGGGCGCGGCGGGGCCAGGCGTGGCACGGCGTGGCTGGGCAAGGCGCGGCATGGCGCGGCGAGGCAAGGCAAGGCTAGGTGATCTGTGGGTTTCGTTTACGTCATAGGCGAGCAAGAAAGCGGCCCGGTCAAAATCGGCCGGTCGTTTTCTCCAAACGAAAGAAGGGCACAACTCCAAACAGGGAACCCGCGAAAACTTCATGTATTCGCGCGGATCAGGTGCGACGACGCGGCGTATGCCGAGGCGATGCTCCATCGACTTTTTGTTTCTCGTCATGTGCATGGCGAGTGGTTCAGTGTTTCAGCGCAGGAGGCCGCCCAGGCGGCAAAGGAAAATGGCTACAGCAACAGCGGCGGCGATTTCGATTGCGTGCAAACTCATCGGGGTTCGCCCTTTGATGTTCGACCGGTACGCGGGGGACAACAGCACCCAACTCCCGGTCGCGGAGAAGATGTACCTCGACAAGGAACGGCGTTTGACGCTTCCCGCCGTCAACCTCTTCTCGATGCTGTGCGCGGAGAACACGAAGAGCGTCTGCCGGCAGTTTTTCGGGAAGAACGGGAAGACGATCGGCCTGGGAATGGCGAGCTACGTCACGATCTCACCGTTCGAGATCCCGATCTGTGACGAGGACGGGCCGATTGTTTTTCGCGGGTTCAACGAGCAGGTCTACGAACACAAGACCGTGGCCCGGGTGAAGGGTGGCATTCCCAACCCGAAGCACCGCCCGGTGGTGGCGACGCCGTGGAACCTTCAGTTCACGATGGAATACATCGAGAACAAGTATTGCTCCCTGGAGAACCTGCGGCAGGCGCTCACGATGGGCGGGATGCTCGGGGTGGGGACGTTCCGGCCGTTCTTCGGTCGCTACGAGGTGGCGGAGTTCAAGATCAACTTGTGATTCAGGAGAGGCAAGGCCGGGCGGGGCGCGGCCGGGCGGGGCCAGGCCCGGCGCGGCGAGGCGGGGCGGGGCCCGGCGCGGCTCGGCCTGGCGCGGCAAGGCGAGGCGTGGCGGGGCTTGGCACGGCGAGGCAAGGTTTTCAAGGAGGTCTGACGCATGGCCGGTGAATGGATTCCCTACGATGTCTGTCTCCCGCAGAAGCCGGA